TCCAAAAGTATATAGATGCTACCTATGGTGAACACTACTCAATCAATAAGTATCAGGCGACTGAGTTTATTATTGACGGTGGCCACGGTGAGGGGTTCTGTATAGGAAACATCCTAAAGTATGCACAACGCTACGGTAAGAAGGATGGATACAACCGAAAAGATTTGATGAAGGTGTTACATTACGCCATCATCGCACTCCATGTTCATGACTTAGAACAGGAGTAACAGTTCCGCTACGGCGGGCCGGACACTGGTGGCCTCTCTCACTCTCTCTCAATTCACCAGTGTCCGGCATTTTATTATAAATAGAGAGAGAAAGACTAACCTGTTACGGAGAGAACAATGGCTTATAGATATCGAATGACCTTTACGCGAACCTCATCTGATGATGAGTGGCCCTTTTGGGAGGCAAGTTTGAATGGCACTTCCTTTGAAACTAAAGCACAGGCCTGGCAAAGTTGGTTTGCTGGTCGAAGTGATGCAACCATGACAGTAGATACCAGTGCAGATGGTTTGACCTTGCACGCTGACATAACTTGTGCTGATCAGACCGCGTGGAATACTTACAAGGCTGCTTATGATTCTGAGGTTGAGAATGATCAATGGGCAGATAGTAATGTCACCTCATATATGTCAGGCAATGGCATTTCGGTTGCTGTTAGTGAGGGTGAAGTTTAACCCTTGACACCCGCCCCACATTTTGTTATTATGTAATTTGAAGTTTGATTGGAGAATTTTATGATGAAAGTTTCAAAGTCCACGTTGGATACCTTCAAGAACTTTGCCTCTATCAACACGAATCTTTTGGTTCGTGAGGGGCAAACTCTTGCTACTGTATCCAATTCCATGAATATTCTGTGCCGTGCCTCGGTCACAGAAAGTTTTCCCCGCGAGTTTGCCATCTATGATTTGAATCAGTTCTTGTCCTTATTGACTATGGATGAGAATGCTGATCTTGAATTTGGTGATGAATCTGTCACGGTAAAAACTGGCGTTGGTAAGTTTGAGTTCTTCTATGCAGAACCATCCGTTATCAAGGCTGCACCAGACAAGGAAATTCCTGTCGAGGAAATGTATTCCTTCCCTATCACTAAAGATAGTATCCAGACAATCTATCGTGCTGCGTCTGCGATCTCTGCACCATTCTTGCGTGTTGTCGGCAACGGCAATGAAGTCTTCCTTTCCGTTGGTGATCCCAACACACCGAAGAGCAATTCTTTCACAACGTCTCTGGGTGATAGTCAACAGGAGTTTGATGCTCGTTTGAGTATTGAATCCCTCAAGGTTATCCCCGATGACTATACAGTAACAGTCGGAACCAAACCAGTTATGAAGTTTGAGAATGATAATCGAATTTACTGGTTGGCTCTTGACCCAAGTTCAAAGGTAGGTTAAAATGGCATTAGAAGTTGGTTATCGGTTACCCGCCGATATTGAATGGAATACTCGTGTCCGTGATGAAGAGATGTCACAGCAGGGTATTCAAAACCCATACAAGTGGGAGAAGGTAGTCTCTGGTGACTTGTTCAAGAACAAACGTGTGATTCTTTTTGCATTGCCTGGGGCTTTCACCCCAACATGTTCTGCTGAACAATTGCCTGGCTACGAAGAGAATTACAAGGTGTTCCGGACAAAAGGTATTAATGAAATTTACTGTTTGTCTGTGAACGATAGTTTTGTCATGAACGCTTGGTTTCGACATCAACAAATCAATGGGGTAAAACCGATCCCCGATGGATCAGGCACCTTCACTGAAAAGGTGGGTATGTTGGTTGATAAGGATAACCTTACTTTTGGCAAACGATCTTGGAGATATTCACTCTTGGTGAATGATGGTGTGGTCGAAACTGCGTTCATTGAAGATGGTTATGGTGACAATGTGGGTGATGATCCCTTTGAGGTTTCTGATGCCCTGACCATGTACAATTACATTATGAATAAGAGTCCAGTTGGTCAACAACTAGAATTGACACTAGAAGAGACTATGGGCACCGAAGACGTTATTGGTGGATAATTGGTAAAAAAGATTGTTATGGTCTCGGGGGGTTTTGATCCCCTACACGGTGGCCACATAAATTTACTAGAAAACGCCAAGAAACTTGGTGATGTTCTGGTGGTCGGTCTGAATAGTGATGAATGGTTGTTCCGCAAAAAAGGAAAACCATTCATGGACTTCTGGCAAAGACTAGACATCATGGCAAATCTAAAAATGGTTGATCACGTTGTCCCATTCGATGACGATGATGATACCGCAACACAATTCATTCTTGATTGTAAACGAAACTACGGCAAAGATTGTATTTACATTTTTGCCAACGGGGGGGATAGGAACTGCTCTAATGTTCCAGAGAGTGTTGAGGGCGTTCAACAAGCTACTGGAGTTGGAGGAGACAACAAGGCAAACTCTAGTTCTCACATCTGCCGGACACAAAGAAATTGGGGATACTTTGATCAACTGCTCAAGTATCCTGATGCAAAAGTAAAACTCCTTAACGTAGAACCGAATGATGCAATATCATACCAGAGACATTTTGAAAGAGGTGAGTTCTGGTTTATCCTTGAGGGCAAAGCACTAGTCAAACATGCAATAGGCCACGAGTCAAACTATGAAAATCATATCTTGACAAAACATGATTACTTTAGTATAATGCCTTATCACTGGCATCAAGTTAAAAATATTGGCGATGAACCTTTGAAAATTTTAGAAATACAGTATGGTAGTTATCTTGAAGAAGATGACATTGAACGTGAGGAGATTCTATGAAACAGAAAGGTGTGAATGATCGGCGCAAGGTTGCGCTGGCAAACTTGGAAAAGGCTAAGTTCTTCCCAAAGAAGATCAAGTCTGGTAAGAAGATGGTCGAGCGTTCTGAGGAAACTTGGAACGAGAAACGGCAACAACAGATAGAAACTCTAGGAAAGAGAATCCGATGAATGAGTTTTTGTGGGTAGAAAAGTATCGTCCAGCTACTATCGCGGAGTGTGTGCTTCCTGATCGAATCAAAAGTGGTTTTGAAGAGATCGTCAAACAGGGTGAGATTCCCAACATGTTACTATGTGGCACTGCTGGTACAGGTAAGACTACTGTTGCTAAGGCTCTGTGCAATGAACTTGGTGTTGATCACATCCTTATCAATGGTTCCGATGAATCGGGTATTGATGTTCTCAGGACAAAGATCAGAGACTTTGCATCCACGGTAAGTTTTGGTGGGCAAACTAAGGTTGTGATCTTGGACGAGGCAGACTATCTGAATCCAAACTCCACGCAGCCTGCACTCAGGGCATTCATTGAGGAGTTCTCTGCTAACTGCCGATTCATCTTCACATGTAACTTCAAGAATCGAATCATTGAACCACTGCACTCTCGTTGTGCGGTGATCGACTTCAAACTCAACAAGGATGAGAAACAGTTGATCGCGGGTAAGTTCATGAAGAGACTTACTGACATCCTCGGCGAGAATGACATTGACTATTCGGAGAAGGTGGTCGCTGAACTGTTGATGAAGTATTTCCCAGACTATCGTAGGACTCTGAATGAGTTGCAACGATACTCTAAGTCTGGAGTCATTGATGAGGGCATACTCAGTAACATTGCTGAGGTCAACATCAAGGGTCTGATTGACAGTCTCAAAGACAAGGACTTCAAGAAGATGCGACAGTGGGTGGCAAACAATGCTGACACTGATCCTCAAGGTTTGTATCGCAAAATCTATGACAGTCTCATGGACAAGGTTAGTAACCCAGCTCATCTCGTGTTGTTGGTTGCAGACTATCAATACAAGTCTGCGTTTGTTGCTGATCAGGAAATTAATTTGACTGCTTGTTTAGTAGATGTGATGGCGAACCTTGATATTAAGTAATGTAAATCTAAAGACCGCAGATAAAGAAACTGCATTTGATATCACAGAAATGCTTCTGGATGATGGTGTAGTTGTTTTTCCCAATCAAGATTTGTCCCCCGATGAAGAGGTTCAATTCTGCCAGTTGATTGGTAACTGCCAACGATTACAGAACGAGCCTGGCGAGAGGGGCGAACACATCGCGGTCAATGATCATATCATTCGGGTAACTGGTGAGAAAAATAATCACGGTGAGCCTGGATTGTTTGGTCATACTTCTGCACTGGATTGGCATGCCAATCAGGCAAGCAGTTATGATCGTGCGCCCCTAATTTGGTTGTATGGTGTCAAGGGCACTGAAGGTAGTTGCACCAGTTGGATTGACATGCAAGCGGCGTACAGGGATTTGCCACAAATTATCAAAACAGAATTGAAAGAAGTAGAGATTACCTTGGGATACAAGTCTGGTTCCTACTCTGACAGTGAATTCTTTGTAGAACATCATGCTACGGATAGACCGTTCAAACTAGTTCATACAAATGATGGTGGCAAAACCGGACTATACTTTCCATTCCTACAGATATTCGGAATGGTAGGGTACAAAGAACATGACTTCAAACAGACTATGGATTGGTTGATAGAACACGTTCAACAAGATAAATACCGATACGATCATCACTGGAAAGATGGTGACGTAGTTATCAGTGAACAGTGGTTGACAATTCACAAACGTCATGAGTTTGATAATATGTCTAACCGAGTATTACATAGGATTGCATTTGATTATGAACAATTCAAGTATGAGAGACATCGCTGATAGTGAAACAGGATTTGATATGCAAGATAAAGCGAAGAAAAGAATTAGGCTATGTTTAGAAGCCTACCGTAGAACAATTAATCCACAGTTCCGGAGTTTCTGGTATCGGAACGCGAAACACATCGCAAAGAAGAATGGATTGAACCTAAAGGAATTGTTTGATGCTTGAAGGATTGGGTGAACCCAAAAAAACTTTTGACGCGAATGAGTATGTGGTCAAGAAGAAGGCAATCAGTCCCTTTGACTTTGCCAATAGCATCTGTCACTCAAAAGAAAATATCATGGTTGATGATTGGTCTGAGAAACAATACAGTCCTTACATCGTAAACAAACACTTGTCTTACGGCAGTGACACCGTGACTGCTGCAAATGAGATGAACGCACGGCCTCATATTGATCACAAGTTGCAATATGATTTTCTGAAGAGTATCATTCGCAAGAAGAAGAGGTTCAACAAGTGGTTGAAACCAGAACAAGAAGAAAACATGGAACTGGTGCAACAATACTTTGGATATAGTAAGACCAAGGCACTTGAAGCATTGAGAATTCTTAGTGATGATGACCTGTTCTTGATGCGTAAACGTCTCAATAAGGGCGGCAAAGGCTAACATTTTATAAATACTTTCAACGATATTTAAATTTTAATATGTTGAAGGTACTAATAAAATGAGTGAAGATTTTTTCGACATTGATTTCCCAAATTATATTCCCGTGGAAATAAAACTAAAAAGCGATGATGACTTTTTGAAAGTAAGAGAGACCCTATCCCGAATAGGTGTTGCATCCAAGAAAGAGAAAGTGCTCTATCAGTCCTGCCATATCCTACATAAACAGGGTAGGTATTTCATCACCCATTTCAAAGAGCTCTTTGCTCTTGATGGTAAGTCAGCTGACTTGAGCGAAAACGATTTGATGAGAAGGAATTCAATCGCCAAACTTTTGTGTGATTGGGGCCTCATCGAACTGTGTAAGCCAATCACAGAAGAAAGCTTGGCACCAATGAGTCAGATCAAAATTTTGCCGTTCAAGGAAAAGAACGATTGGACTCTGGTTACCAAGTATAATATTGGCAGAAAAAAATAAACTTCAACTAAGGAAAAACGATGAACAAAAAATTGGCACTCTGTGCCTTGGTATCCCTTGTTATTGCAATACCCGCTACATCTCTTGCTTCCTCAGAAAAACAAAAAGTGCATACAGCCTGCAAATCATCCGTAAAACAAATTGAAAACCGTAGTGGGAGAGTCACCCTCAATGGTATAAGAAGTAAAAAGGGAGGCGCTATCGCAAAATATCGCACTTCTATCAACGGTAAAATCCGAGTAGTAAATTGTGTTTGGGATAGAAACGCAGAACAGGTAAGCGGATTGTTTGATCGCACCACTGGACTTGCATTATAATCAAAACACATATGTGTCATAGAAAAAAAACATTTCCTACCCCTTGACATTTGGGGTAGGAAGTGTTATATATAGTAGTGTGTTGCCGAAAGGAACACATGATTTTTAAACATAACTCGCTGAAAAGGAGACTAACATGGTCACACGCAGATTTGGTGTAGCTGATATTGATAAATTCGTAGAACACTATCGTCCATTCACAATTGGATTCGATTCGATGTTCGACAATCTTAACACAGTCAGTGAAATCGCAAACAACTATCCACCCTACAATATCATCAAACAAGATGATGAACACTATATTATTGAGATCGCAGGCGCAGGCTTTCGATCAGATGAATTCAACATTCATGTTGTTCCGCAAGGTAACAAACTGGTTGTCCAAGGTGTTCAAGATCGTGGGGAAGATAAAAAGGAATATCTTCACAAAGGTATCGGCGCTAGAAACTTCACACGGACTTTCGCTCTTACGGAAGACGTAAAAGTTTTAGGCGCAGACTTTGATGATGGTATGCTCTACATCTCACTGGAGAAAGTAGTTCCCGAAGAAATGAAAGCCAAAGAAATCGTGGTAAACAAAAGTAAACCCCAATTCCTACAAGAAGGAGAGTAATGAAGACAGAGCCTGAAGTATTTAGAAAGTTCAACACATTCGGAATATACATATTATCATTAGTAGTGTGCGGAACAATGGCTTATAGTCTTGCTGCGATTGTATAAAACTGGAGAAAATTATGAGTGAAGAAGTGAATGAAGGAATGAGCGGTGCTGAGATTGAAATCCCGCAGGATGATTGGCAGGATAAACAGTCTCGGTGTTTGGGTATCCACATCAACGGAAACCCATCTGATATGATTTGTTTCCTTACTGACGATAGTAAGGGTAACCGATGGATCATTGAGAACCCCGCTGAGATTCATTATAAACAAGACGAGACATCAGAGAGTGGTGCAACGTACAAGATTGTATTCGTGCCCGCGTCACCGTCTAGTGAGGGAACTCTGTTCGTTCCTTATGGTGAACTCAATTATGTCTTTGAACCAAAACCGGACATCAAGTCAGAATACATGAGTAAGTTTACTCATTCAAACAATACAGAGACGCAACGAAAACCTAATTTTGAGGGTTGACAAACGTATCCTGTTTGTGATAAGATGTATTTTTATTGATGATTTTGGTTATGGTTAATGTCGAACTTCTACACTTACGCCTGGCAATACGGTAATTCTATATTAGTGAGAGGGGTGAGGAACGGGAAACGTTTTACGGAACGTCACCCATTCACCCCTACCCTATATGTCAAGTCCTCAGAAACTACTGAGTACAAATCTATCGACGGTCAAAGTTTGAAACCGATTCAGTTCGGCGACAACGGTGACTGTAAAGAATTCTTGGATAATTATTCTAAGGTAGAGAACTATCCCATCTATGGTCAAACCGATCTGACCTATCAGTATCTTTCTTCCATGTATCCAAATGATGTTTCGTTTGACATGAGTCAGATGAACATACTCTCAATTGATATTGAGACAACTGCCGGACATGGCTTCCCTGATGTCGAGAATCCAATCGAAGAAGTTTTGTTGATATCTGTGATCAACAATGCCACCAAAGAAATCAACACTTGGGGTTCTGGTGAGTGGAAGTGTGTCTCCGATGAAGTCAAAGATTTGCCGGTCAACTATCACTATTGCAGTGATGAATATGATCTGCTCCAACAATTCATGAAGTGGTGGGCTAGTGACTATCCCGATGTGGTCACTGGTTGGAACATGGAACAATTTGACATGCCGTATCTGATCAGTCGGATTGATCGTGTATTCGGTGGTGATGCCAAGAACAGTCTCAGTCCTTATAACATGACTCGTAAGAGGATGGTCAAGGGCCACAACAGAGAAATCATGAAGGTTGATATCAAGGGTATCATCCAACTGGATTACATGGACTTGTACAAAAAGTTCACATACACATTCCAAGAATCTTATCGACTAGACTACATTGCCGAAGTTGAACTTGGTAAGAACAAACTTGAGTCTGGTTTTGAAACTTTCCGCGAGTTCTATGAGAATGATTGGAACAGGTTCATCGACTACAACATCATTGATACCAAACTCGTGGACGAACTTGATGACAAGATGAAGTTCCTTGAGTTGATCATTACGATGGCATATGACTGCAAGTGTAACTACAATGATATTTTTTCTTCAGTGCGTACATGGGACTGTCTATTGTACAATCATCTGCTGGACAAGGGTATCATGATCCCGCAGAAGAAAGAACACTTCTCCAAAGGATTTCCAGGCGGGTATGTCCAAGAACCAAAAACAGGTAAGTACAAGTGGGTTGTCTCTGTAGATGCAACGTCACTGTATCCATCAATCATCATGCAACACAATCTGTCACCCGAGATGTTGGCAGAGAATCACAAACCGATTGATTGTAGTGTCGAGAGTATTCTTGAACGCCGCCATCAATTGAAGTTGGGTGACTCCGACTTGTCTATGGCTGCGAATGGATATCTCTATCGTAAAGACAGACAGGGTTTCATGGCAGAGATTACTCAGAAGTTCTTTGATGACCGTCAACGGTACAAGAAACTGATGAAACAGGCAGAACAAGAGTATGAGGACACAAAGAATCCCAAACTCAAAAATGATATTGCCAAGTATCACAACTTCCAGATGGCACGAAAGATTCAGTTGAACTCTTTGTTTGGTGCAATCGGTAACAAGTGGTTCCGATACTTTGATGAACGCATCGCGGAGTCAATCACTCTGACGGGTCAGTTGATCATTCGTGACACTGCGAAGGTGATTGATGAATTTATGAACAAGTTTCTTGACACAGAAGATGAGGTGTATTCTTTCTATACTGACACCGACTCCTGTTATCTGACACTGGATACAATGGTGGAGAAACATCTGAAGGACAAACCATTCGATGAGATCATTGACATCCTTGACAAGTTTGTTGATCAGAAACTTGAACCAATTATCAATGGCCGGATGCAAGAACTTGGCGATTACATGAATGTGTTTGACAAAAAGATTGTGTTCAAACGCGAGGGTATCGCTGATACTGGCATTTGGGTTGCGAAGAAACGATATGCCATGAATGTCTGGGACAACGAAGGTGTTCGATACAAGGAACCCAAACTCAAGGTGATGGGTCTGGAGATTGTTCGATCCTCTACTCCAGCTCCTGTTCGTGTTTGGTTGAAGGAGGCAGTTGCTTTGTGTCTGGCCAGAGATGAAAAAGACTTACAAGATTATGTACAGGAAACGTGGGAGAAGTTCAAGGACTTGCCTCCAGAAGATATTGCCTTCCCGCGTGGATGTAATAACATTGATAGATATCGGTCAAGAGAAACGGTGTACACCAAGGGGACTCCCATGCACGTTAGAGGTGCTTTGGTGTACAATCATTTGGTCAGGACTCAGAAACTAGAGAACAAGTATCAGATCATCCAAGATGGTGACAAGATCAAGTTTATCTATCTGAAGGAACCAAACCATGTCAGAGAAAACACTGTCGCAATGAACGGACTCATGCCAAAGGAGTTCGACTTGCACCGATACATTGATTATGATACACAATTTCAAAAGGCTTTTATTGATCCGTTAAATACGATTGTTGAAAGTTTGGATTGGAATACGAAACCAGTTGCTACACTAGAGGGATTATTTGCATGAGTGTCTTAGATAAGTTAAGAAAGAATACTACAATTAAAGAGTCAGAGATTTTGTCTGATTCAAAGTTTTTCAATCAGAAAGATTTTATTCAAACCACCGTACCCGCATTGAATGTTGCGTTGTCCGGTAGACTAGATGGCGGTATGAGTTCCGGTCTAACTGTTTTCGCTGGGCCGTCAAAACATTTCAAGACTGCATTTGCCATGTTGCTTGCAAAAGCATATCTTGATAAATATGATGATGCAGTAATCCTGTTTTATGATTCAGAATTTGGTGCCCCCCAAGGATACTTTGATAGTTTTGGTATTGACACTGGTCGAGTTGTTCACTCGCCTATCACTGACATTGAACAACTCAAACACGATGTAATGTCGCAACTACAGAACCTTGAACGCGGTGATCGGGTCATGATCATAGTAGATTCTGTTGGTAACTTGGCATCCAAGAAAGAAGTTGATGACGCAATAGACGGCAAGTCTGTTGCTGATATGACTCGAGCCAAACAGATGAAGTCTCTGTTCCGAATGGTCACACCACATTTGACATTGAAAGATATTCCTGCCGTGGTTGTAAACCACACATACAAAGAAATTGGCATGTTCCCCAAAGATATTGTTTCTGGTGGTACTGGCATTTACTATTCTGCCGATAACATTTACATTATTGGCAGACAACAAGAAAAACAAGGAAAGGATGTTGTCGGATACAACTTCATCATTAACGTTGAAAAGTCGCGTTACGTTAGAGAAAAATCCAAGATACCAATTGAAGTATCGTGGGAAGGTGGGATTAGCAAGTGGTCTGGTCTTCTTGATATGGCTCTTGAGTCAGGTCATGTGGTCAAACCTTCAAACGGATGGTATGCGAAATCTGGCGAAGCAGATGCGAAGAAGTATCGAACTAAGGATACATATACAAAAGAATTCTGGTTGTCTATTCTCCAAGACCAATCTTTTGTTGAATGGATCACTCAAAGATACTTAATTTCTTCAGACTCTATCATGCAAGAAGAAGTTTCTGAGGAAGACATTGAAAATGCGTACAGCGAATTGTGATAGATGTGAAGGTCAAATAGACCTTGACAAAGACCAAGCAATATGTTTTAATACTGATGGTGGTGGAGAAGTATACATCTGCGAACCATGCGTCGAAATTGTGAAAAGAGAATTTATTGATGAGATTAGAGAAACAAATATTATCGAATCTGATATTATGTGAAGACTATATTAGAAAAACTATTGCGTTTCTCAAGGAAGACTATTTCCTTGATGCCGAGTTTCGTTTGGTATTCGGCACAATCCAAGAACACTTTCAGAAATACAATCAAACCCCGTCCAAGAATGCCCTGCTGATATCTCTTCAAGAGAATCGGCAAGTCACCGAAGAACTCTATGGTAAATCGGAAGAACTAATCAACTCTTTAAATGAGGTTGAGGGTGATCAAGATTGGCTGGTTGATCAAACCGAAAAGTTTTGCAAAGACAAAGCTGTATACAATGCTATCATGCAGTCTATTCAGATTATTGATGGTCAAGACAAACGACACACCGTAGACTCTCTGCCTAGTATCTTGTCCGATGCCTTGGGTGTCGGGTTTGACAATCACGTTGGTCACGACTATGTGGCTGATGCGGAACTGCGATATGATTACTATCACCGAGAGGAAGAGAAACTTCCGTTTGATCTGGACTACTTCAACAAGATCACTGAAGGTGGTCTGAGTAACAAGACTTTAAATGTTGCACTTGCAGGAACAGGTGTCGGTAAGTCTCTCTTCATGTGTCACTGTGCCTCATCTTGTATTGCACAGGGTAAAAATGTATTGTACATCACTTTGGAAATGGCAGAGGAACGCATCGCAGAACGTATCGACGCCAACATGATGAATGTTCCTATCACTGATCTCCGCGATTTATCCAAGAAGATGTTTGATGATCGTGTGGATAAAATCAAGAACAAGATTGATGGTCGATTGATCATCAAAGAGTATCCGACTGCCTCTGCTCACGTTGGACATTTCCGTACACTACTTGAAGAACTAAAAGTCAAACAGGATTTCAAACCAGATATCATCTATGTTGACTACCTAAATATATGTGTGAGTCAACGACTCCGTGGCAATGTTGGTGCGAATTCGTACACCATTGTCAAAAGTATTGCAGAAGAAATGCGTGGACTGGCTGTTGAGTTTGATGTACCGATTGTGACTGCCACTCAGACAACCCGTGGTGGATACAACAACAGTGATGTTGATTTGACTGATACTTCAGAATCTTTTGGTCTTCCTGCTACTGCTGATTTGATGTTCGCCCTGATCTCCACTGAAGAGTTGGAACAACAGGGTCACATCATGGTGAAACAATTGAAGAATCGTTACAGTGATCCTACTCGCAACAAACGATTCATGATTGGTGTGGATCGTGCGAAGATGAGACTGTACGATCTGGATGAAGAAGCACAACAGGACATTCATGATTCTGGTCAAGAAGATAATGGGCCAGTGTTTGATAATAGTTCTTTTGGTTCACGTTCAAACTTGGGTTCTATAAAGATATAAATAAAGTTATGTTAAGTAAACTATTATTAGGTGTTGTTTTGACGGGTGGTGTAGCAGGATACTTCTACTACAACCAGACCCAAGCACAGCTCATTGAGCTCCGTGAATATAATATGGCGTTGGAACTACAAGTGCAAACTCAAAATGATACCATAGATAAGATGTCTACCCAATACGAAACCCAGATGAAGGCGTTTGGTGAGTTGAATAGCAAGTTTCAAGAGGCAGAAGCGGAGATGACTAGATACCTAGATATTTTTCGTAGACACGATCTTAGTAAACTTGCGGCTGCAAAGCCTGGCCTGATTGAACCGAGAGTAAACAATGCGACAAAAGATGTGTTTGACAGTTTGGAAACCGATAGCACTTTTGAGTTCGATAGCAATCCTTAGTGGTTGTTCTTTACTGACCCCCGCCCCAAGAGAGGTGGAAATTAGGACAGTAGAACTCAAAATTCCAATTCAACATCCTCCCATGCCGAGACCAATCGACATGAAGGAACCTAATTGGTATGTTGTCTCTGACAAAAATCTGGAAGAATTTTTAAAACGAATTGAAAAAGAATCTGGTAAGATGGTATTCTTGGCCATGTCAGTGCCGGATTATGAATTGATGGCATACAATCTACAAGAAATCAAACGATATGTCAAAGAAACAAAAGAAGTTGTAATATACTACCGAACCGTGACCGACCCTGATGATGAAAAAGAGGTAGAAGAAGAGACTCAAGAAGAGTCATCACTCATGCAAACATTGAAGGAGAGAGTCAGTGGCGGAAGAGGAAATGAAACAGAGTGAACGATTACCAGCGGACGTAAACGGAGATGGTAAAGTTGATGACGAAGAAAAGAGAATGTATCTTGAATTCAAGCGCAAAGAACTTGAAGATCAAGATGCAATGCGTGATTCTCAACGCAAGATGGCTTGGTTTGCCCTTGGAGGCATGCTTTTATATCCTTTTGCTGTGGTTGTTGCCTCACTCGCTGACTTAGATCAGGCTCAAAAAACTCTGGGTGACATGGCCCCAACCTACTTTGTCGCAGTTGCCGGTATAGTTGCTGCATTTTTTGGCGCACAAGCATTTACTAAGAAATAAAATGTTATACTTTGAACTCTCGACAAGACTCTATCCGGAACAGGCGCTGGTCTTGCGAGGCCTCGCTACTGATCGTGGCACAGTCTATACCGATCACACCTCAGAAGGCGATGATACTAATCTAGGTATCTGCCGTCTCTCCGACAGAGATGCAGAAATGGATGCTCAAGTGAGAAGTATTTTTCACGCTGATCCTACCGAAGTTACCCTCATGAGAATCAAGGCGGGTCAAGAAGTTGTCCCTCACGTTGATGGTGAACAATACCGCCGCATGACCTCAGTTGTTTTTCCACTGATCCCCGCAGGCACCGAAAAATATGCTCCCTGTACCATGTACATGGACGCTGGCACATTTGATCTGCCATGGGTTCCCTGTTATGCGTTCAACACTCAAGTAAAACATGGGGTAAAGAACAACGAATATGACCGATACAATCTTCAGCTCTGGTTCGACATGCCAATTGAGGAATTTTTTGAACTTTATCAGTCAGGACAGTTGATTTCCCCCGAAAATAGTGTGATTCTCCCGTAAGTGATTGATATTCAAAGATATTTTTTTCGTTATAAATCAAGGGGTTAGAATTTTTTCAAATTTTTTTCTTTTCTCAATAAAATCAATGACTTACAGTCGAAAAAAGACTTGACATCTGCCTCAATAGCTGTCATAATATATGTGTAAATTGAGTTGAGAGAGGTTTTTTGGTTATGTTTCGATTGTTTCAGTTAGATGTTCCCCGATCCGAGTTCGATGCCGTCAACCAAATGGGTTGGACGGAAGCAATGGCACAGTTTCCCCGTGTTGAGGCGCACATGGCGCTGACCACTGGTGGTTCTGAGGGTTGGGTGTCAGAGTTTGATCAGTATTTCAAACATGTCGCTGACATCAACGTGCGTGATCTTGAGGACGCCTTTATGGTTCACAACAATCCGCATGGTATGGAACATTTTGAGGAGCGTATCACTCGACACGGCCCACAACATTCGATGTCAGTTGGTGACATTCTTGTTGGCGAGTATGGTGATGTCCACATGGTTGACAACGTGGGTTTCACTCAGTTATTGAGTTCTAAAGTTGGAGAAGCAGCATGACACTTACTAAAGCAGGACGTATTATCTTCCAAGAGGCCGAGTTCCTTGGCAAGTCATGGGATTGGGTGATGAATGCCATCGCCACTAAGCCCGAGATGTTCCCCAATCGTGCCATAGAGGCACACAAGGTGTTGACACAATCATGACACCTTGGTATGCTTATGGGGAAACTGGTGAGTCAGTTTTGAGTGTGGTTGAATCTGCCCTTGATGGGGGTGATCAAACACGTTTCATAAATTCGTTGCGTAAAATTGGGTTGAGTGATCAGGAGATCATGCACGTTTACGCTGAGGAAGTCTTAGAAATTGAAAAAAAGAAGTAAACAAAAATTATTGAATCAGGAAGCCCGCAGAGGGCTTTTCCTGCTTCTGGATCATTATCTGATCGCTCGGTCAAATGGAGAATATATCACCAACGGGCGCCCAGAAGAAATTGAAACTGCAATTTGGAAATGGCATAATGAAGTTCTTGAAAGAAGTAACGAAGTGGACTGAGGCCCCAGGCACTCCGAACCACACATATATATTTAATGACAAAAATCAAAACGTTGGATATATCAAACAGGGAACATCTGAGATTTTGATGTTCTCAAAACCATCGAAACAGTTCGACAAACGCCGCCGAAGTTTTGTCGAAGTTGAAGTGTAGGAGATTTTGATGAGCGATAAATTAACAATGGAAGACGTTACGTTCATGGTGGAAAAATTGTCACCGAATGACGCAGCGATCATCTACAACACATTCAAATTTGTGAATAATCTTCTGAACCCAGAGATGTATGGCCATGCCGTATCTGCTGAGGTCAGGGATCAGGCTCGAGTTTGTTTAGGTTTACCGAAAGTAGAACAGAATGCCTACCTATAAGTTTCATAACAAGAATACAGGCGAAGTTTGGGAAGACTTTATGGGGATATCCGCAGCAGATGATATGCTGAAAGATAATCCCCATATTGAACGGCTAGTCAATGGTGCGCCGGGCCTCATTGGAGGCACAGGTGACCGGACTAGACCGGATGGTGGGTTCAAGGAAGTCCTATCTAAAATATCAGAGGCAAATCCAACCTCTGCCCTTGCAAACAGTTACGGAGCGAAGGATTCCAAATCCGTGGCTGTAAGAAATTTGGTGCAAAAACATCGCCCCAAAGACTTTTGAGCAAGGTGACATGGAAAATTCACTATTATTTTTAACACAACATTTATAAATAGTGATGAGCCGTATGGACTCTAAGAGGGACTTAATATGAAATGGTTCAAAATGGTTACTGCGATCTCTTTGATCTCAGTAGTAAACGTGGGGTGTGCTTCAGCCTCTGGAAGTAATTATTATGAAGCCGTGCAGAAAGCCGCAGAAGCGAAAGCTCTTGTGTCTGAAGCACGATATCGAGCTCTTGCTCAAGTCGCATCTAGTGGTGATGGTCAGGCTGCATCCGCAGCTGTCATGGCAATCGCATTATCTAATGACGACACAATCGTTCCACAGTATGTCGAATCTTCCGCTCTGAAATGGGCGCAAGTCTTGACACCAACTATCGGAACATTGGGATTGGGTATCGTTCAAGCAAACGTTGCTAAGAACGCTGCAAACAAGGCTGCTGAAGTTCAAATGGCTTCTATGCAGGCTAATGCGGATATCCAATTGGGTCAACAATCCATGATTACTGACATGGGTGGACAGTGGGCGAATGTCGCATCTGCTGGCGGACAGGCAACAGTTGATGTTGCTCTCGCTGGATTTGGCGCACTCAATACCGCTGGTGACCAAACTGTTACACTCGGTCTCGCTGGGTTAGATACTGCTGACAGTATCGCTACCACTGGTCTCACCACTGCTGGTGACATTGCTACAGTTGGTATGAACAACCTCAACGATATGGGTCAGTTTGGTATGACCACTGTTGGCGCAATCGGAACTCACGGTCTTGATAAGACTACTGAGTTAGGTAAATGGGGTATGGAAGGTATCTGGACTACCAACAAAGATTGGTTAGAGTATTCTGCTACTAATGATACTAACTTTGCTAACATTATCGCCGATTTCAATGCGACAATCCGACAGTTTGGAACTGATCTCGCAACACCTATCACCTGTAACGATGATGGCACCGGAGCATTTACTTGCACTGGTGGCTAGTTACATTAAAAGTGTGATAAATAAGGGGGTGTTGACCCCCTTTTTTTATGGAGTAAAATTATGGCAAAATTTGAAGCAAGACCCAATCCCGAAGAGGAGAAGGAAAAACTAGCTATTATATCTGAGAAGATTGAAAAGGCCTTTTTGAAAGACCAAGAAGAATTTGACACGGATGATACAGAGGACATTATAGAATCTTTATCAGAGGCATTGTCAATAGATTACGTTGAAAAGTGGAAGGTCTACGCAAGGATGAAACTTGCACAGAGAAACTTTGAAAAATCTGAGATGATGCGTAAGAGTTTGATACAAAGACTCATACAAGTTCAAGGCAATCTGGATGTAACGTTGAAGGGTTTAGAAGACAAGAAGATTGCACTTGACTTTGAGATAGAAGACAAAATGAAATTGAAAGAAGAAATCAAGTCATTGAAAGCCGAAGTGAAGTCGCTCAAAAATCCAAAACAAGTTTCAAAGCGTTTGGCCCCAGAAAAAAAGTCACCGGCCAAAAACGCCTGAGAGGTTTTTTATAAATACTACTAACACAAAACGGTTTTTGAGTAAAATGTTTGGTTTCGCGTCATATTTAAATGAAGATGCACAAGGTAAGAATCTGCATCTGGAACACCTAGAGGACGAAATACTTAATTTCGGAATCGGTGGTGCTCGTGGCGCAATCAATTTTTTACAGTCATTGCGGGACATGCTTGCTGGTAATTCCCGATCATCAATCAACATGACAGTAAAGTGGGATGGCGCCCCTGCCCTATTTGCGGGTGTCGATCCGTCTGATGGTAAGTTCTTTGTCGCCAAGAAGTCGGTATTCAACAAGTCCCCATTGCTATATAAGACGAAGAAAGAAATTCAAGATGACTCAAAATTACCACAGGCTTTAAAGTATCCATTCACTGTCGCGCTGGAAGAATTTAGTAAATTAGGTATAAAAGGTGTTCTACAGGGCGACTTAATGTTCACTGCTGGTTCTCTTGAAACGGATAAAATAGATGGACAAAATTACACTACCTTCCAACCGAACACTATTGTATACGCGGTTCCTAGATACTCTGATCTTGATAATCAAATCCGGTCTGCGAAAATTGGCATCGTTTGGCACACCACATATACAGGCTCTAGTCTTGAAAAAATGTCTGCATCTTTTGGTGCCAACCTTAGCGGACTTAGAAAAAATAAAAATGTTTGGATGGATGACGCGACATATAGAGATGAATCTGGTACTGCTACTTTTACAAAGGCTGAGACCGCTCAGGTGACCGCACACTTGGCCACTGCGGGCAGAGTTTTTCAAAGGATCGGTAAATCAGAGTTGACCTCAATGTTGAGGTTGCAGGAAAGTCTTGCAAATAACAGTAAGACTTCTGGTGCTACACTCAAGACCTACAACAACTCAAAGGTGAGAGTGGGAGAAAAGATTACCAATCCCCGCAGTCACGCGGCGGGATATGAAAAGTGGGTGTCAGATAAATTTGATGTCGCAATAGGTAAATTAAAATCAGAAAAGGCAATCAAAGAAACTGAGAGGAGAAAAAATGAAACTCTCAGAGAAATTAAAAGATACCGCAATCTGTTGATCAACGTAATCACTTTCCAGAACGCACTGGTAGATGCGAAAATGATTATTGTGAGGAAACTAAATACTATCAAACAGTTGATGGATACTTTTGTTCGCACTAAACAAGGATTCAAGGTTACCAATCCAGAAGGATATGTTGCCATTGACAGAGTTGGTGGAAATGCGGTAAAACTCGTAGACAGGATGGAGTTCAGTTACAATAACTTCACCGCAATCAAGGCATGGGACAGATGAGCAAAGAAAAACACATGGTATTCGCTTTCGGTAGGATGAATCCACCCACTGCTGGTCACAGTAAATTGGTGGACAAGGTTCATTCCGAAGCAAAGAAGAGAGGAGCTGATCACAGAGTTATTGTAAGTCATTCTCAGGATAAACACAAGAACCCTCTTAATTCTGATCAGAAAATAAGATATCTCAAACACGTTCACCCGCAAGGTAAGTTTGAAGGTTCGTCTTCATCTCACCCGCATGTCTTTGCACACCTATCAAAGATGCACAAAGAGGGACACACTCATGTGACTATGGTTGCTGGGTCTGATCGTGTCAACGAATTTCATAAAACAATCAATAAGTACAACGGAAAGAAGGGCCCACACGGATACTACAAATTCAAAAGTTTGAAAGTAGTTTCTGCCGGCGCCCGTGATCCAGATGCTACGGGTGTCGCTGGTATCAGTGGTACTAAGATGAGGGCTCACGCATCTAACAATGATTTAAAATCGTTCAAGTCGGGTCTTCATCACAAAACATCACATGCAGAAGCAAAGAAACTTTTTGACGCAACTAGAAAGGGAATGAAGTTGAAAGAAGGTCAGGTAAGATATTCTTTCGCTGCGTTCTTAAAAGAACAGATAGGAACACTTTAATGAATAGAGAAGAAGTATACGAACAACTAAAAATTGATGAGGGAGTAGAATATGTCATCTATAACGACCACCTCGGATACCCAACTTTTGGAGTCGGTCATCTTATCAAAGAAAGTGACGAGGAATACGGAAAACCAATTGGAACTCCAGTTGACGAAGAAAGAGTCAGGTCGTGTTTTGAGAGAGACCTTGACACTGCCGAACGAGAGTGTGAGCATCTATACGGAGAACGGGAATTTGGATGTTTACCAGAACAAGTCCAGCAAATCTTGGTTAATATGATGTTCAATATGGGGAGGCCCAGATTGAGTCAATTTAAGAAAATGAACAGAGCAATCACCGATGGGGATTGGAAGATTGCCGCTATGGAAGGCCGGGACTCTAGGTGGTATAAACAGGTTACCAATAGAGCAGAAAGATTAATGTCACGTTTGGAGAATATTGATGAATAAAACCATTGGGGTTGTACTCTCGTTATTCATACTCACATCATGTTCGGTTTCAAATTTGATCCCAAATAAATTTGATAATGCTGAGTACAGTTCTTTGGTTAGATTGGGTGTGATTGCCGAAAATACCAAGGCCTGCGATGTTGACTATATAAATGTAGCATGGTTTGAATCTGCGTTTCTTGATAAGTATGCGGAACACACCATGAACGAAACAAATCAGAGAATCTACACAAAGATTAATGAACTGGTAGAAGAACTGAGGAACAGGGAAGACCCCTCTCCCGCATATTGCAGGATCAAATGGGGTAACATCTCAAGTATAGTTGAAGAAGCATTGCAAGTTTCTGGGAGTAGAATGAAATGATAAGTGAAGAAGATATAATTTCCCACTACGCACAAAAGGTAGAAGAACTCAATAATCTTTTGGACGGGGGGATGATCAATCAGGCCGAGTACGAAGAACTCGTTCAAGATTTTACAGATGTCGAAACGATCAGGGAAGACATCAATGAAGAGTCTATGAAGATTATGGCTGCAAAGGTTGTTGACGCGATATCCAAATTGATAAGAATTTTTTGATGTGTTTTTTCACGATACCGAGAAATCTTGCATAGTATGCAATCTCAGATGTGGCCATACCAGTATGGCAAATTCATTTGGTATCAAAGCTCACACACTACCGAAAAATCATCCAGACTTATCACCGGAGAATTGGTTAGACAAATTTAAGAACTCCAATGCCGAGATTAAGGCCATTGTGGTTAGGAATCCTTGGGATAGACTTCAATCCGCGATGAATATCTCTCGGTGGATCACCGACCCCAAAAATTTCACACAAGTAGATAGGCCATTCGCTAGGACTCATTCGAGGCCATATCTGAGTGAATTGTATGATTCGGGATTTGAAGATTATTTTGTCATAGATTTTTATAAGTTCTCTGATTATGTTCCAAATCGCGGTCACTACACCGTAGCGACCAACGCAAATTATTCTGGTGTCAAGGAGAGAATGTTTGATTCGGATGGCAATTATTTGAAGTCTACCAAATATACTCCCTTTTGGTCGATGGAGGAATTGCACAAAGAAGATAAAGCATACAATAAAATAATGAGAAGACAACCAAAACTATCCGTTACTCTTTTTCAAACTTTTTATAAATAGGCGTATGGAAAAGAAATTTACAGATTTTGTCCCTCTTGAGGAGGGAGTCAACGACCCTGCTATCTTCAAGGCAGTTTTCCTCGCCGGCGGGCCTGGTTCTGGTAAATCTTTTATTGTTGGAAAAACTGCCCTAACTACTCTCGGATACAAGGTTGTCAATTCTGACACGGCATTTGAGAACGCTCTCAAAAAAGAATTCAAAGATAAAATAAATCCCATGGCTCCCGAAAATATTTTTTCACTCAAGGGACAAAAACTGAGGGATCGTGCCACATACATCACTGCTCAACGTAAGTCTAATTTTTTGTCAGGTAGACTTGGTTTGGTTATTGATGGAACTGGTAAAAACTACGACAAAATCAAGAAGCAGAAAATCGAAATAGAAAAATTAGGATATGAAACTGCGATGATTTTTGTGAATACTGATCTTGAAACTGCTGTTTCCAGAGATGAAAAGAGAGACAGAACTCTTGGGTCAGTGCAAGTTGGCCAAATGTGGAAGTCAGTACAAAAAAATATTGGACGGTTTCAAAACTTGTTTCGTCAAGATATGTTTATCGTTGACAACTCCGATGGTTCTGACTATGAAAATGCTATTCTTGGGACATACAGGAAAATAATGGCGTGGACAAGGAAACCGCCTGTTTCCCGACAAGCAAAAGCTTGGATCAAGGATGAAAAACAAAAGAGAAACATTACCAGAGAATCTGTGCCTGACGATGAGAACTACATTGATGAGGCATGCTGGGTAGGTTGGAAACAAAAGGGCATGAAGAAGAAGGGAAACCGAATGGTTCCTAATTGTGTCAAAGAAGATGATGTGACAGAGGCAGAATTGCCGCCACATCTCAAGAGACATTTTGACAAGGACGGAAATGTTAAAAAAGGTTCTTGGAAGTCTGGTGATTGGAAAGCGGATAAGAAACAACCGAAGATAAAGACTACAGTTAAAACTATCAAAGTGCCTGGCTACACAGTAGATGAAGACATCAAGAAGATGGATATGGGGGATGTTATCAAAGATTTCTATAAGAGTGATGCACCCCAATTTAAGGGTAAGTCCAAGAAGAAACGCAGAGAGATGGCCATCGCCGCAAAACTATCCGCAGAAGAAGAACTCTCTTTCACCTCAGAAGATTTAAGAAAGTGGTTTGGTAAAGGCCCGAAAGGTGATTGGGTTCGTGTCGGCACTGATGGTGAAATCAAAGGAGATTGTGCAAGAGAGCCTGGAGAAGGTAAACCCAAGTGTATGCCTCGTTCAAAGGCTCACAGTATGTCCAAAGATGACAGAGCAACTTCTGCCAGACGCAAACGCAGAAAAGACCCTGTTGCAGATCGGTCAGGTAAAGGTGGCAAACCTGTCATGGTGAAGACCGATGTGAAAGAAGATATGCCACGATATATGTTGCCTGCTCTTGCTAAGACTGTTCACAAAGCAAAATATGATAGTGCAAAGAAGGCATTGCTCAAATTGTTGGACAGAAAAAAGAAAGAGGGTGGTGGTAGACTGAGACATTCACCAGAATACTACGCACAACAAATTCAAAGAAGCACTCGTGGTATGAGTCAGGTTGATCCCAGAACTCTTGCTAAGATGGTTACCGAAGACATTCAGATCAGTAGGTATGAGTGGGGCAGACCAGAAGGAACCGAATACTTAAAAGCACTGACCCCAGGCGAGCCCGGCGAGACCACAAAGAAAAATAAGAATAACAGTAAGTATCACTACAAAGCAAAAAAGATTGTTGAGGATCGAAAAGAAGAAGAAAAACCGGAAATAGAAGTATTGGAGATGGACGTAGATTCTATCTTCACTCCGCAAGATGTTGCTGATATGGAAATCCAAATCGACAATATGAATTTTGATGATCTGGTTGACTTAGGGATGTATGATGAGGAAGAGTTAGAGTATATTGATGTCGAGGATGAAGATGATATCCACGATGAGATACAAATAACAGAAGTCTTGTCAATTCAAGGTAGAATGAAAAGACGGTTTGCCGCTAGGAGAAACCGCCAGAAGTTGAAGGTTGCCCGTATGCGTGCTGCAAGACGAGCATCTGATCCAGGCCGATTGAAACGCCGTGCTACTCGTGGTGCGAGAAACATGATCAAGGCAAGAATCGCTCGGGGTAGAGATATCCAATCACTTCCACCCGCAGAGAAGGCACGAATCGAAGCGATGGCGAAAAGATTCTCTGGTCTGGTTGCTAGAATGGCAACTAGGTTGGCACCAGTTGTGAGACGAAACGAATTGAAACGTCTGACATCAAGAAACAAGAAACCCATGAAGGCGAAGAAGTATAATCCCGCTAGAGCAAAGGCAGCTGCTTCTAAACAGAAGGCGAAGAAGTTTAAGGTGAAAAAGAAATGAAGACGTTTGCTCAATTCGTAGAAGAAAAAGGTATGGAGGGTATGACCGTCAAGGGTGGTCATAAAAAACCAGTTAGTCAGGGAGCAGGATTAACCAAAAAGGGTGTCGAGAAATATCGCCGACAGAATCCAGGCTCTAAATTGCAGACTGCTGTGACAACACCACCAAGTAAACTGAAGCCTGGCAGCAAAGCTGCAAAAAGACGCAAATCATTTTGTGCAAGAAGTAGAAGTTGGACAGGCGAAAGAGGAAAGGCTGCAAGACGCCGTTGGAACTGCTGAGGTATCTAAGTGAAGTGGTTATGGGATAAAATTTTACTGTGGTTTCTTGAAGAATACGAACTAACAGTATATTTTCCAGGCAAGACTGACATTATGCCTGATGGTTCCCGTGTAGAATCTGCTAGCCCGAAAACTTATAAAGCAAAGAAAATAATCAAACTCAAACAAACTCATATGATCTTTGTTGATATGGACAATAAAAGACATGAGATTAAAGTTGTCAATCCTGTTGGATACGATCTGAAGAAAATCTATTGATCATGTTCTTGTGATTGTGCATTGTCAAGCACAGTTTCTTTATAAATATATTGAAACAACAAATTTTTAGGAGTACCACCATGCCAGTTGAAAGGAATATCCGAGAAATTTTGGCGGCCGGCGAATCTACCCTACTAGAAGCAGATATGTCAAGACGCCTTGATATGTTGGTAAGACAGGGTTTGATGCCGGTGTCAAAACTACCCCTGTTGAAACGAGGCTTAGAAAAATTACAAATGGGTAAAGTCGGAACTCCACAGGAGAGAGACGCAATCAACACCCTGTTGAATTCTATGATGTTCATTGTATTGGGTGATGACACGGTATTCCAACGTGCGAGACAGCACACACAAAAGAATCGGTATCAAGCCGAAGAGAGTGAGAGTGTCGAGGAGTGTAAGGACGAGGAAGATTTCAAACCTCATATGATGTATGACCCAAAGACCGGCAAAGGTTACATGGCAAAAAAATATGAAGACCATGTGAAGATGGGTAAGATGGGTTACACTCATGACAAACCAGAAATGGAAGAAGAAATGGACATGTGTGATTGCGATTGCGAGTGCGATGGCAATATCTGTGAGACATGCGGTTTGATGAAACCAGTATTGGAGAAATATGATACTCCTGCTAAGAAAAAGCCAGTATCTCAAATGACTCCCGCCGAAAAGAAAGCAAACGATGAGAGGCGAAATGCTTACAACGAGTTTCAAAAGAAAAATCGTATGAAAGAAAATAAAGATTTGGAGGCTCGAAGCTTCAAAGATGTTCAACAAGACCAAACAGAACTCAACGGTGACGGTAACCGAGATAGGGGCCGTTACGGTGAAGACTTAACAGGAGACGAAAAAATGTTTCAATTCCAGCCTGGAAATCCTTTCGCTAAAGCAAAAAGAGAAATGCAGGAAGGTGCATATAAAAAAATGGCCACTGACGATGAGGAAGATTCTCGTCTGAAGGCGCAGAAGAAAGCCGCTCGACTTTCCAAGAAGATGTCCAAAATGGAAAAAGAAACAGACCCAGGCCTCAAGGAAGATACAATTGAGGAAAAGTTTGAAGAACTTCTTGAGAAGAATGTTCCTACGAATCCAAAACTGTGGTCAAAGTTCAAGTCACAGGCAAAGGCGAAATTTGATGTATATCCTTCTGCATATGCCAACGGTTGGGCTGCAAAACAATATAAGGCTGCTGGTGGTAGTTGGAAAGCAGAAAGTGTAGAGTTTGATGAACTCGTTGATCAACTGGATGAGTATATCACTTCTAAACAGGTCAAGATGGCGAAGGGTATCGCAAACGATCCCCGCTACAAGGGTGGTAACATGACAGGTGCCGCTAAGAAGATGGAGAAGATTAAGAAAGGTCTCTCTAATCACCCAGGCGCCCAGAAAGCATTACGACAGGCAAACGAAGGTGTATTCGATGACTACTCTGATGAAGAGTTGGATGAGTTGATCGAAATGGAATACAAGGCCAAGTTTCAGGCAATGTTGAAGAAAAGTGGTAAGTCACTTGCTTCCATGTCACCCGATGAGAAGAAAAAGTTTTTCAATAGTGTAGATGCCGCGCACAACGCGAAGAATGAAAGTTACACTATGAAGAATACCTATGCCAAGT